CATTATTAGCTGAGATAGATGCCAATACTGCCAAAGTTACTAATTCAGATCAAAGTAAAAGTGATATTGATGGATTAGGCATTACTACAGTTGGTACGGTTGATACTGGTGTTTGGCAAGGTACTACTATTAAAACAGCTTATATAGCAGATGCTAATGTAACAATGGCTAAATTGGCTAATGTAGCTACAAATACAATCATAGGTAGAACTGCAGACAATGCAGGAGTACCTAAAGCTATGTCTGCGACTGAGGTTCGTGCAATACTTGGAGTAGAAAATAATTCCACTGCAGACCAAAGTAAAAGTGATATTGATGGTTTAGCAATAACAACAGTTGGAACAATAGACACAGGTGTGTGGGAAGGTACTACAATAAAGACAGCTTATATTGGTGACGATCAAATTACTGAAGATAAATTGGCAAATACTTTATTAGCTGAAATAGATGCCAACACTGCAAAAGTTACAAATTCAGATCAGTCTAAATCAGATATTGATGGATTGGGTATTACAACAGTTGGAACCGTTGATACTGGAGTTTGGCAAGGAACAACTATAAAGACTGCATACATTGCAGATGCTAATATAACAATGGCTAAGTTAGCAAATGTAGCTTCAAATACAATCATAGGTAGAACTGCAGACAATGCAGGAGTACCAAAGGCTATGTCTGCAACTGAAGTCCGAGCAATACTTGGAGTGGAAAATAATTCCACAGCAGATCAATCTAAAAGTGATATTGATGGATTAGCCATTACAACAGTAGGAACAATAGACACGGGTGTATGGGAAGGTACTACAATTAAAACGGCTTATATTGGTGATGACCAGATTACTGAAGATAAACTAGCAAATACATTATTAGCTGAGATAGATGCAAATACAGCAAAGGTTACAAATTCAGATCAATCCAAATCCGATATTGATGGATTAGGTATTACAACTGTGGGAACAATTGATACTGGTGTATGGGAAGGTACTACGATTAAAACGGCTTATATTGGTAATGATCAAATTACCGAAGATAAATTGGCAAATACTCTTTTAGCAGAAATAGATGCCAATACAGCAAAAAATACAAATGTAGTAGGTAACCTTGGTGTATTACCCGCTATTGGTTCACTTACAGTTACAACAACAAATGGTAATAATGTATTACTCCCCGCAGCAACTACTACTAATTGGGGGGTAATGACAGATGAAATGTTTGACGCTATAGCAGCTAACACAGCTAAAGAAACCAATGAAGAGACAACTGATGCATCTGCAGGTACTAAAGGTAAGGTTGCATTAGCATCAAATGCAGAAGCAATTGAAGGTACTGATACAGCTAAAGCTATTACTCCAAGAGCAGGTACTGCAATGGCATCAGCAGTTGCAGAATCTAAAAGGGTTTCAGACCTAACAGCCCCTAATGCATCATTTAATATGAACTCACAGAAGATCACCGGATTAGCAACGCCAGCTGCGGATACTGATGCGGCTTCAAAAGGTTATGTTGATGGTCTAAAGGTTCATGAATTAACCGCTCCTACTTCAGCATTAGCTATGAACTCACAGAAGATCACAGGAGTGACTGATCCAACTGGGGCTCAGGATGCAGCAACTAAAGCCTATGTTGATGGTTATCGTTTAGAAGCTTTATCATATGCACTTTCTGACGAAACAACAGATATAGCTTCAGCTACCAGTGTATTAACAGCAAGAATTCCATATGCGTTTACAGTTACTAATATTAGAGCAAATGTAAATACTGTTAGTAGTAGTGGTTTAATAACGGTCGATATAAATATTGCAGGATCAACTGTATTAAGTACAAAATTAACAATAGATGCTAGTGAGTTTACTTCAGCAACTGCAGCTGCTGCTCACGCTCTTTCAGACACAACCTGGGCAGATGATGCTGAAATTGTATTTGATATCGATGGTCACGGAACAGGAGCCAAGGGCTTAAAAATAACAATAATAGGATATCAATCATAATGCATTTAATTAATCCCTTCATGAGTTTTCCATCTGGATTCACAAATATTAAAGCTGTAGCAAAATCTATAACAACTGGTACTGCTCAAGCCGTTTATGTTGAAGATAGTAATTCTAGTGGAGTTGAATGGGATGATGATGATGATTTCTCTATTTCATTTTGGGTTAAGCCTGGATGGAATGCATCCTTAAATACAAACATACACCTTCTTAGTTCTACAGATGTAAGTGGTGGAATTAACGACGATACTTTTAGAATATGGTATGATGAAAGCAATAACAGACTTAATGTACAATGGAGAAGTGGTGGAACAGCCCGAAGGCATAATTTCTGGACATTTCATGCAAACTCAGGTAAGTACGCGCCAGCATATGCAGCATCAGGTTTAGGTACAACATACTGGAGTTCTGCTAATAGAGGTTACGTCGGTGATGATGATTTTACTATGATAACATTCTGTAAAGGGACAGATAACTCAGCAGCAGATACAAACATAGATATGTATTGGAATGGTACAACTTTAGGCACTTCACATTACACTAGTGGTAATAATGCGGGTACACCTAATATGAGTAATAATGATAAAAATATATTTCTAGGCTCAACCTCATGGACTTCCAATTTTAACAAATCTGGTAATAATAACGAAACTTTATTTGATGGTTTAACTATGTGGAATTCTAAATTAACAGCAACTGAGGTAACAGAATTATGGAATGAAGGGACCCCCATAGATGCAACAACTCACTCCAACGCTACAGAATTAAAAGGCTATTGGGAATTTGAAGTAGATGGTTCAGCAACTGTTGGAGAAGACATGACAATTAATGGTAACTCAAATATAGAGAGTAGATAATGAATTATTATATAGTAACAACAGAAGTATTTGAAACATTACAAGTAAGTAATATTTGGTTTGCACATAAAAGTCAGGATCGTAGTAAGTGGATAGTAACTACAACTGATACGGTTGATAATACAATCGATATTTTTAATAGCATATCAGATTTATCTACATACACACATACTAATCATAGTGATTGGACTGGTAGTGGAGTAGGTATTGATGAATGGGAAATAGAAGAAACAGAATATCTTTCTGGGTTGTAGCAACATATAACACTCTTAATGATGTTTAATACTATTTATTTATATGAAGAATAGAACGGAGAATAACATGGATAAAAAAATTAAAAAAGAAGTTGATGTACCTGGGGTAAATAAAACCGATACAGAAAAGGATCAACTTAAGGCCTTGTCTAAAAAAACACAAGCAGCCACTAAACACAGAGACACTGCAGAAAAAACTGGCAATACTGGTTGGGTAAAAATGTTGCAAAAACGTAAAGCTACGTATGCAAAAAAAAGGGCACAAATCACATCACAAAAAGAAATCAAGGAAGAATATTTAATTCTACCAACTAAAGGATTAAATTACCATATTGAAAATAATATTCCAGTACATGAATGTGTATTTAGATATGGCACATCATCACATTTGGATTTAATAAATGAAGCTAGAAAAATGCATAATGAAAGCAGAATTAAATTAAATGATATGGATAAAAGTTTGATGGAAACTAATCTTGGAGAATATGGATTATTTGAGGGTAAACGAGTAGCATTGGATTTACCGATACGTAATGAAATAGAAGTAAGGGGAAAGGAAGTAGCATTGAACAAACCAAAAAGGGGAGGATCAAAAGCTTATTACGTTTATGTTAAGGATGGAGACAGTGTAAAGAAGGTATCATTCGGATCAGGTGGCCTAAAAGCCAAAATAGGAAATAAGGAAGCATCACAAAATTTTGCAAAGAGACATCAATGCTCTACTAAAAAGGATAGAACATCACCCGGTTACTGGTCTTGCAATTTACCAAGATATGCTAAACAATTAGGTTTAGGTAAAGGTGCATCTAGATATTGGTAATGAGTTATCCGTATAAAGAAAAAATAGAGGGCAATGTAAGTATCCGAAAATTTTCATCGGATCTAGATGAGATGGAATTGGTATGGCATCGTGATAGAGAGGATAGATTAGTTGAATCTACACATAATACAGATTGGAAGTTTCAATTTGATAATGAAATCCCGGAATCCTTAAATAATGAAATTTTTATTAAAAAAGGTGATTGGCATAGAGTAATCAAAGGTACTGGCGATCTTGAGATAAAGGTAATAAAATATGATTAAATTGGTTGATATATTAAATGAAGGGGTATACGATCCGGGTATATTCAAAGCGGTATTCACAGGCGGTGGACCTGGTAGTGGTAAATCATTTGCAGCATCTGAATTATTTGGCATACCTGAGAAAATGCCATTTGTATCTGCAAAAGGCCTGAAGGGCGTTAATACTGATTCGGCTTTTGAAGCTTCACTTAAAAGAGCTGGCTTAGGAACGGATTTATCAGTAATGGATGCAGACCAATTTGCTCAATCACAGGTCCTTAGGAAAAAGGCAAAGAAGGCAGTGGCATCACAATTAGAACATTATATAAAAGGTAAGCTTGGATTACTTATAGATGGAACAGGTCATAATTATAGTAAAATTGTAGATAGAAAAAAAAGATTGGAAAAATTAGGCTATGATACATTTATGGTATTCGTAAACACATCATTAGATGTTGCATTAAAACGAAATGAAGAACGAGATAGAACATTGCCTGAAAAAATAGTAAAAGAGTATTGGCAAGCTTGTCAAAATAATTTAGGAAAATTTCAAGGTGCCTTTGGAGCTAGTAATATGTTGGTAGTAGACAACTCGGAAAAAAAGGATTTTCCTGACTCTGTTAAAAAAGCAGCAAATAAATTTGTAAGTAAGCCAATACAAAATCATATAGCAAAGGCTTGGATTAAAAAAGAATTAGAATTGAGGAAGTCATAGTGAAATTAGCTAATTGGATTGTAGACCAAATTATTAAAGAGGATGTTACTATAAAAAAAGTAGTAGCTATATATCCTGGTAGATTCCAGCCAATGGGAGCTCATCATGCTCAGGCATTCAAATGGCTTCAGGGTAAATTTAAGGATGCTTATATAGGAACATCAAACAAAGTATCAGCTCCTAAATCTCCATTTTCATTTTCAGAAAAGAAAAAAATTATATCTGCATATGGATTAGGTAGCAAATTAAAACAGGTTCGTAATCCATATAAAGCACAAGAAATATTAAGTAAATATGATCCGGAAACAACAGCAGTAGTATTTATGGTTGGAGCAAAAGATGCAAGTAGACTTGGTGGTAAATTCTTTCGCCCTTGGAAAGGTAAAGCTGAAGTAGGGTATAAAGAAGGCGCATATACTATCATAGCTCCTCATGTTTCAATGAACGTACCTGGTTACGGGGAAATGTCAGGGACCACACTACGAGCGGTGTTAGGAGACACGAATCTTGATAAAAACAAAAAAGAAAAAATATATAAAGGTATATTTGGACATACAAAAAATTATGATTGGATTGTTAAAAAATTAGAAAAATTAAATGAATCTATTATAGAACAATTCATAGTGGAAAATGATTTTCCAAAAATTATTAAGGAAGCATCTGTAACTGGAGCATCAAAGGGTGGAGAGGTTGATGATGGACCTAGCCATGGATTTTCATCTATTAGAGGATATAAGAAGTCACAAACTAAGGTAGCTGAAAAAATGGGATTTTATGTTGTTAAATTTTTATTAGCAAAAGGTGACGGAGAAACCATATTAGGTAACAGTGATATTCCGACACCAGAGGATCATGCTAAAGATGTTAAATATCCTTCAGGACCAATTACTGCAGTATCATATTTTCCAGCAGGCGATCAAGGGGTAATGTCATCTAACAATCAATTTGATATTTCTACCACAGCAGCTTATAGAAAGTGGAAAAAACATATTAAAAAAATATCAACAGCGGTTGGAATGCAATTAATAAATTGGGTTGATTCTGAAGAAGCAATAGGTAAGAAAAATGTAGCCGGTGATAGAATTAAAGAACCAAATAAACCGGATCCTAAAATTGCAAAAATTATTAAACAAAATGCTAAGGCAAATAAACCTGTGCCTACGATTAAAAGATCTATAACAAAATTAAGGGACTTTAGTATAAATGAGGAAGTAATGCAACTTATATCAGAAGGTGGAGCTTATGGCCATATGGCTCATCCATTTGATGATAAGGGATTAACCTTTGGAGATTTGAAAAATATTATAGTTATGGGTCTTCAAGGTAATTTAAGCAGGGAAACAATAGCTACAGAAAAAACTGATGGACAAAATTTATTTGTTACTTGGAATAATGGTTTGAAAGCAGCAAGAAATGCTGGAGATATTAAAAGGGGAGGAGTAAGCTCAAGTGATATAGCTTCTAAATTTGCTGGTAGAGGTAATATTGAAAAGGCATTTAATTATGCTATGAGAGATTTAGGTAAAGCATTTGGATCCATTAATGATAAGCAAAAAGAAAAAATATTTGATAATGGTAATAACTGGGTTAATATGGAAATAATATATCCCGCATCTGCAAATGTAATAAACTATGATGCACCATATCTACAATTTCATAATGTACTACAATATAAAAATGGATCTGCAATAGGAGCCGTTAATGATGGGGCTAGAATACTTGCAGGGATGATAAGACAAGTAAACGCTAATGTTCAAAAAAGTTTTAGTATAATTGGTCCAAATATTCTTAAGGTAAAAGCTAATCAGGATTTTGGTAAAATGAAAAGTAAATTCATTGGAAAATTAAATAAAATTAAATCCGAGTTTAGATTATCTGATAAGGATACATTAGGTATGTATCACCAAAAATGGTGGGAAAATTTTATTACTTCAAAATCTCCTTCAACCGTAGCCAATGATATATTGGTAGGACTTACTAAGAGATGGGCTTTCTTTGATAAATCTTTTAGATTAAATAAATTGAATATCCCAAATGAAAAGGTATTGGATTGGGCTAAGAATATAGATAAGGAAAAGCATGCATCACAAATAAAGAAAAATATGTTTGCAATTGAAACCTTATTCTTTGAGGTAGGTGCTGAGATACTATCTAACGCATCAGGATTTCTAGCTGCAAATCCAGATAAGGCAGTTCAGGATATGAAGAAACAGGTAGACAGGGCAATTGCCGGAGTTAAGGCAGGAGGTGATCCTAAAAAATTAGCTAGGGTAGCACAGCAGTTAGAGAAGATATCGGCAATAGGGGGCTTTTCTAGAGTGGTTCCGTCAGAAGGTATAGTATTTATATATAAGGGTAAAACTTATAAATTTACTGGAGCATTTGCACCCGTAAACCAGATCACTGGCTTATTTTATATGTAACTATCTAATTATTTATATGAACATTGATTTAGAAATAGGCGACACTATACTTACAGGCAGGTTTAAGAATAAACCAGTAGTAGTAAAAGCTTTTGGCACTGATGAAAAGGGGCAGCCAACCATTAATGGAAGACCAGCTCTAAAATTTAGGATAAAGAAACTTATGGCAAACCAGAATGAACAAATTCGTAATATAGTTAAGGAGGAGATTCTTAACTATCTAAGAAATAAATCTAAAGCAAGTATAACAGAAATTAAAAAATCAGCTAAATCAATTGCAGTCCTTATAAAGGAAAGTGGAATTTTATATAAAGCTGGTGTTAAGAAGTATGGCAAGGAAGGAATGACTAAAATACAATCTGCTGCTGGTAAAGGTGAGAACCATGAAGAAATAGGTAAGATTAAAGATAAGTATGAAAAAGGCAAAAACGAAACAGTTGATGAAAAGAAAAAATTATTAAATGATAAATTATCTAAAAGTCAAATGGCGTTTATACAAAAGCAACTAAAACCAAACAGCGGTGATATAATTACTTACGATAGATTTTTCAAATTTGGTAAAGTAGCTAGAGATGAAAAGGCGAAGGTAGTAGCAGTAAAAGGATATAGTGTTCAATTAGATAATGGGAATGTATTAGATTTAAGATCCTTTCCTATTAAGAAGGTTAATAATAAAGTATATGATCGTGATTTATCAATGTACGATGATATGTTAATGAGATAGGGAAAATAGTTATGAGTAAATTAAAAAATATTAAAGCGGTTAATGAAATGATGCGCGGTCAACATAGAACGCAAACTAAATCTACCGTTGGATTTGAAAATGATAAATCGGATCGAAGTATAGGTGAAGAATGGTTAGATGATAATGGTCAAAAATGGATTCAGAAGGATGGTTATGTATCTAAGGTTAGTAGATTTGATGCTATAAGAAAATTAATTAGTTCCAATGATTGTCCACAATGTAAAAAGAAATTATCAAGATTTGATCATCAATTTATTACTCGAGAAAATAAATGTCATGATTGTATCGTTAAAGAACAGACCTTAATGTTATGTGATGGGCATGATAAGGGTGAAGATATATATGGAAAATTTGAAAGAGCAAAGATACAACAGAACGTAGAAGCCTTTCTTATGGAAGCGGAGCAGGAAGTAGATTTAATTAAAAATACATATACACAAATGGATTATGTAAATAGTGATGGTAAGGTTGAAAAATGGAAATTGCCAGAATCTGTAGATTCTATTAATAATAAAATTCAGGACCAGTTCGATAAATTCAAAAATGAATTAAGAGAAAAGGCAAAGCTTGGTAATAAGTATAATGAATTAAAATCGGAGAAAAAAGATGAGCAATCTTAAAGCACAGTTAAGAAGTAAAAAATTAATGTTTGCAATGATACTATTTTTAGCATCTATAGTATTTGTAGCAACAGGCCAAGCAGACTTTGGACAATGGTCTGAATTTGTTAAATGGGTATTTGGAATATATGCAGCTGGAAATGTAGGTGAGCATGTTTCAAATAAAGGAATTAATTTAGGCGAATAATATGGCAAATAAATTTAGTGATAGAAGTTGGAGAATAGAACAGTATATGATTGACGAAGCGGAGGCTAAGGCAGCTGAAGGTGATGAGAAATTAGATAATATGATTCAGTCTATGAATGATTATACTTTACAATTAACCACTACATTAGGATCAATGCCCAACTATGTAGACTTTATTAGAAAACCTAATGATCCTGCAAAATCCCCTGAACAAAATAATATAGATAAACAAACAGTGGTTAATGCATTAAACAATCTTAAGGATAATACTATATTAATGAATAAAATGTATGCATACTTTAAGAAGTATATATCACAAAAATACAATTTTAACGAAGAGTAGAGAATAAAATGGGTAAAATAAAAAAATCATTACTATTTATAATAGGAACAGTTATATCCATTTTAGGTATATTATTTGCAGCAAAAGCTAAAGGTCGCAAGATAAATCCTAAAATAATAAAAAATGATAAAAAAATAGGAGAAATTCAGGTAAAATTGGATACACTTCAAAATGATAAAAAAGTTTTAGTAGACAAATTAAGTAACATCAAACAAACCGCAGATGGTAGAAGCAAGCAGGTTAAGGATGCAAAGAAGGACGTAAAAAAACACGACCAGACAATAGCGGAATTAGAAGCGGCTTTAGCTGAAGCGGAGTTAGCGCTTAAATGAGAAAATAGTTTCTCAGGTTAATCATAATACTTATAGGAGAATAAGATATGGCAAAATTAGGAAAGATAGGATTCGGAACTGCAACACCAAGATATGCAGGAAACGGAACAAGATTAGGAATTGGGGCAAAGGCGGTTCACATAGACCCAATAGTTGATACATTAAATGGCGATAAAGAAGCTTATGCTTTAGCCGTAACAAACACATTATCTGTATTAGGGGCAACTACTCTAAAAAAGAAAATGCTTAACATTGTAGCTCAAACAGCTGTAACAGCTTTAACACCAGAAGATAGTGGTACTACTGTTGTACTAGGTGGTGGTGCAGGAACTCAAGCAGGGCAAATACAAGTAATTAATTTACCAACTATTCTTGCAGCAGAAGTAGGTACGTATTATGATTTCATAATTGGTGCAATTGGTAATAGTGGAGCAGCTGGATCTTACACAATTAACACAGGTGGTCATGCTTCAGATTTAACAGGTGCGGCAACAGCAGGATATGATGATTTTATCGGAACATTAAATGTAGTTGATACTGTAGCAGTAACAACAGCTGATAAATCAGTAGTTATTCCAGCAGCAGGTGAAGGTGCAATGATATTAGCAGATGATACGTCAAATGCAGTAGTTGCAATTGGTACTGCTTTTAGATGTATGGCAATCAATCCATCTACAACAACAGCTGCAGCTAATGTATGGTTGTTAAGTGGTACAATACTAACAGCACAAGCAACTGGATTTGTTACTGGCGCTTTATTTACTAATCCGTAATAACTAACAGTCAATAAACATTAATATCAAAACTCCCGGACTAGTTCCGGGAGTAAGATATTAAAAAGAAGAAAAATATGGCATTATTAAAAGATCTGTTGAAAGAGGAAACTCTTAAAAAAATCAACGAAAATATTTTAGGCGATTTGCCTAGTGATAAACTAATGAAAATGAAGTGGAATCCAATTACCGATCCGGTAACTGAGGATACTACTTCTATCACTGAAAATAAGTATACAATAATATTACCTAATGGTCAAATAGGAGCAGCTGGCATTCCTAGAGTACAGGCATCACAAGCTTTGAAGAAAGGCGGTAGATTCCGTGGAGCATATATGTTACCAGATGGTAAAAATGCTGCAAAATTTCAAAAAGCAATATTACATAAAAAAATGAAAGGTTCCAAACTTGATGATTTATATTGGGATCTTAGAGAAATTAAATCCTTATCGGAAGCTAAGGAATTTTTTAATGAAAAGGGACAACTATGATAAAATTCAATATAGATACTTGGGTTAAAAAACAAGATAAGATTAATGAGAAGGTTGATCATATAGATGATAAGGAAGCAGCATCTAAATTTGATGATCTTAAAGATAAAGATATAGATAATGATGGTGATACAGATGATAGTGATGAGTATCTTCATAAAAAATTAGGAACCGTGGCAAAGAAAACCGAAGCTGTTGTTAATGAAGGATTTGCAACATGGAGAATGCAATTTGCAAAAATGAAGTTGTCTGGTGTCGAATTAGATCCAAAGAAGGTTTATACTGTTAAGGCAAGGTCAACAGTTGAGGCAATAAAGAAAGCATCTAAAATGGCCGGTGTAGGTGATTCATGGATGGCTACTCAAACCCATAAATTAGAAAAGATAGGATAATATGAAAAAATCAGAGGAACTACTTAGATTAGCTATTCGCAAGGAACTTAAACAAATTTTTGAAGGAGAATCAAAGGACCCATTTGTACCAGTATATGGAACAGGTGAAGTAGTCCATGATTGCCCCAAACACGTACAGGAGGTAAAATCCGGTAAGAAAGGTACGGTAGTAAATCATACGTTAAACGAATCTGGTGAGGTTAATTTTGTAGATGTAGATTTTGGAACAGGAAAGGTATTTGAAAATATACCAACCAAAAAATTAAAGGTATTAACAACCTCTATGCATGAACATGCAACAAAAGCTGAGCCTACTATAAATGAAGCTCCAATGGATAAAAGATTTGCAAAGGAATGGGAAAAGAATAGTAAAGTATTATTGTCCCATATTAAACATGAATCAAAGAAAGGCGACAGAGAAAATCATAGAGAGCTAAGTAAACTATCTAATATGGTACAAGATGCGTTAAGTGTACCAAACATGTTAGCTAGAATTGTTGGAATGCAAGAAGGTAAATTAACTGAAGGCGTAGGTGGAGTTATTTCAAGAAATGCATTCGGATCACTTAATGAAGGAAACTCTTATTACGATCTAAAAGTACAATACTATGAAATATCAGACAATCATGGAAATGGTGGATTGTTAAGTACATTACAAGACATAAAGAAGAAAGCAGATACTGAGCAAATGGATAAGATAGGTGGTATTGATGCTGAGATAAAGATATGGACTGCTATACACAAATTGTTCAACAAATCTAAACTAGGGAAGATACTTTGATTAAATTAAAGGACCTATTAAACGAAGATAGAAATGATCCAACTAAAATGTTTGATCAGTCTACAGTTAATAAGATAGCAGCTGATATTAAAAAGATAGCTAACTGGAAGAAAGAATCATATGGTAATCAATCTTTCGAATACAGTGAATATAGATTTTCATCTGGCTCAGGTGGATTTAGTTTCAAATGGCTACATGCAAGAAACTGGGGTGGGCAGATAGGAGTAACTTTCGACCAAAAGTCTGGTAATCATAAGTATTATTCTTATAGTTGGTATGATAAAAAACGTATCGGTAATGCAACTGTAGATAGTAGTAAGCCATTCAAGTTCAAAGGAAAGCCTATGGAGTGGAAAGACTTCACAAACGATCACTTATTAGAATTTTGGAAGAAAGTTAAAGGTGACATCAAGAAGAATGAAGCAGGAGCAAAAGCAGCATTAGATCAAGAAGCAAAAGCACAATCAGACTATTACGGAAGTAAAGCAAAGACTGGTAGAATAGGGTACGGCCTATCATCACAACCAAGAAGATAGGGATTAAAAAACAAAAGTTATGAAAAAAACACTTACAATTATATTATTCTTTATAGCATCAGTAGGATTTTCACAAACCACTGATTATAAGAATGCATATCAAATATCAAAAAAACTCAATACACAATATAAGCTAAAAATTACATCTCTTGATTCATTAGTGGTTCATCAAGGCTTATTTATTTTAGATCTTAATAAAATTATAGAAGTTAATAAACAGATATCATTAAATGATTCATTACAGATTAGCTTACTTATTGATCAGAAGAAATTTTTGAATGAAAATAATAATTTATATAAAAAGGAATTATCGCAAAGGGATAAATTCTGGAATTCTCCTGCAGGAGGGGTTGTTCTAGGTATAGTAGGAACAATAGCTTTAATCCATATAATAGATTATAGTTTACCTCAATAAATTTGTTTCTTTAATAAATTTTTTGTATATTTATTATAAGAAGGCATACTACTATGGCAAAGAAAAGCTTAAAAGATATAATAAAATTAGAATTCACTAAATGTGCTCAGGATCCTGTACATTTTATGAAAAAATATTGTTATATACAACATCCACAGAAAGGTAAAATTAAATTTAATCTATTTCCTTTCCAGGAATCATCCTTAATGGAATTTAGAGATAATGATTATAATGTTATTCTTAAATCTAGGCAATTAGGTATATCTACATTAACAGCAGGATATTCTTTATGGACAATGCTTTTTCAAAACGATAAAAATATATTAGTAATTGCAACCAAACAGGAAGTAGCAAAAAATCTAGTAACCAAGGTTAGGGTAATGCATGATAATTTACCAACATGGTTAAAAGGTACTTGTGTAGAAGATAATAAGTTATCTTTAAGATTCAAAAATGGTTCACAAATTAAAGCTGTCTCATCTGCAGGCGATGCTGGTAGATCTGAAGCTCTATCCTTACTCGTAATGGATGAAGCAGCTTTCATTGACAATATAGATGATATTTGGGCATCATCTCAACAAACCTTGGCAACCGGAGGTGGTGCAATTGTACTATCAACACCTAATGGAACTGGAAATTTCTTTCATAAAACTTGGGTAGGAGCGGAAGCAGGCACTAATGGATTTAATCCAATTAAATTACACTGGACATTACATCCAGACCGTGAACAGGAATGGCGAGATAAGCAGGATCAATTATTAGGTGAGAAGATGGCAGCACAGGAATGTGATTGTGACTTTATAACATCTGGGCATACAGTAGTTGATGGAACTACAATACAATGGTACGAACAAAATCAGGTATGTAGTCCTATATCAAAGGAAGGGTTTGATGGTAATTATTGGAAATGGGAACAGGTTGATTATAATAAGGATTATGTAGTAGTTGCCGATGTCGCCAGGGGTGATTCAACCGATTATTCTACATTCCATGTAATAGAGATTGAGACAATAACACAAGTAGCCGAATATAAAGGACATCTGCCTACAAAAGATTTTGGTAACATGTTAGTTAATGTTGCAACAGAATGGAATGACGCAATGCTTGTAGTAGAGAATGCAAATGTTGGATGGGCAGCAATACAGCCTGCTATTGATAGAAATTATAAAAATTTATTCTACTCAACGGCAGATCTTTCAATAGTAGATACTAAATCAAGATTAAAGAAGCGATATGATTTAAGGCCGGATGATAAAATGGTCCCTGGATTTACGACGACTTCAAAAACCAGACCACTAATTATATCTAAACTAGAGACATACTTTAGGGAAAAGGCTTGTGTTATCAAATCCAAAAGATTGGTTGATGAATTAATGGTTTTCATATGGAAAGGAAACAAGGCCCAAGCCCAAGTAGGGTATAATGATGATTTAGTAATGGCTTTTGCTATTGCTATGTGGGTAAGAGATACTGCTCTAATGCTTAGACAGAAAGGCATAGAGTTAACAAAATCAGCATTAAGCAATATTAGAAAAAATGATCAACAAGGTGTTTATACAAGTACTAATAGACCTGAAAATGATCCATGGAAACAAAAAATAGGTAATCAGGAAAACGATATTACTTGGTTACTATAATAGTTATATAAAGAGGAATAAACAATGGCAGATAAATCAGTATTTGGTAGATTAAAAAAATTATTTTCGAGTAATGTCGTAGTAAGGAATGTTGGCGGTAAACGATTAAAGGTTTCTGACACATCTAGACTGCAATCAGCTGGTAATCTTAAAACACAAGGTGGTATAGATAGATTTTCAAGATTGAGAAGGCAAAATAGTAACCAGTCAGGTTATGGTCAACAGGTCCAGCAAAATTTTCAATATGCAAAAAGTGATTTGTATAATGATTATGAGGCGATGGACACGGATTCCATATTATCATCAGCATTAGATATATATGCAGATGAAACTACCATGAAAAATGAATTTGGTGATGTTTTATTAATTCGTAGTAATAAGGAAGATATACAAAAAGTTGTACATAATCTTTTTTATGATGTTCTTAATATTGAATTTAATCTCTGGCCTTGGGTTCGTAACCTATGTAAGTACGGGGATTTCTTTCTTAAATTAGATATAGCTGAGGAATATGGTATAGTGAATGTTGTACCATTATCTCCATATGAAATTTGGAGAGAGGAGGGATATGATCCTGATAATCCATATGCAACAAGATTTACACAAGATGGTGTTGGTGGCAAGGATCAATATGAGAGTTTTGAAATAGCGCACTTTAGGTTATTATCAGATACTAATTTTTTACCTTATGGTAGAGCAATGATTGAACCAGCTAGAAAGACTTGGAAGCAATTAATAATGATGGAAGATGCAATGATGATTCATCGTATCATGAGAGCGCCTGAAAAGAGAATGTTTAATATAGATGTAGGTAATATACCACCAGATGAGGTAGATGGGTATATGCAAGCTATTATAGATAAAATGAAGAAGGTACCATTTGTCGATAGTAATACTGGAGAATATAATCTTAAATTTAATATGCAGAATATGATGGAGGATTTCTATTTACCAACAAGAGGAGGTGAAAGTGGAACTAAAATAGAATCATTATCAGGACTTGAATTTAATGCTATTGATGATATTGAATATCTTAAAAATAAAATGATGTCAGCATTAAGGGTTCCAAAAGCCTTTTTAGGATATGAAGAAGGAATTGAAGGTAAGGCAACATTAGCTGCAGAAGATATTAGATTTGCTAGAACCATCGAAAGAATACAAAGAATAGTAGTATCAGAATTAACAAAGATAGCTATTGTTCATTTATATACACAAGGATATACGGATGATGATTTAATTAATTTTGAATTAGGTCTAACAACACCATCAACTGTATATGAACAGGAGAAGGTTTCCTTATGGCAAGAAAAAATTAGATTAATTCAGGAAATGCAGGGAAGTAAAATTATATCCAATGAGTGGATGTATGAAAATATACTTAATATGAGTAAGGAACAGTGGGAGAGGGAACAGGTTGGAGTTGTTAAGGATCTGCAACAAGCTTTTAGACATAGTCAAATAGAGCAGGAAGGTAATGATCCTGCAAAATCTCATCAATCATTTGGGACTCCTCATGATTTAGCTTCAATGGGCAAGGAACATAATCAAGATGATGATCCAGCAGAGAACCCAGTAGGCAGACCTGATATAGGTAACTCATATGGATCATCAAAACATTATGCAGGCCAGGATCCATTAGGCAATAAAGACCTTTCTAAGACGTTTAGGGACCCTAACCCCTTAAAACATAATTTTAGAGGCAATAGCCCACTAAAACGTGAGGAATACGGTATAGATTCACAGTCAATGAAATCACTAGTACAATCATTGAGCGGCAATAAAAAGACCAAAAGTATAATAAAAGAAACATTAGAGAATAAACCGGCAACGGATTCGGATAAAGGCACTATTTTAGACGAGAATAACCTAATGGATATGTAGTATTTTTTCCAAACTTAATATTTATTTAAGAGGAAATACACAACAAAAATTAGACAAGGAAGCGAAGGCATATGAAACACTCAAAATACAGAAATACTGGTATTCTATTCGAATTACTAGTAAGACAGATAGCATCTGATACACTGAACAATCAGGATTCATCTGCCGTTAAAATAATTAAGAAATATTTCAATTCCAATACTCAATTGGGTAGAGAATTAGAATTATATCAAAGCGTTATTAAAGAAAAATTTTCTACGGAAATGAAAGCTAATAAATTCTTAGACGCAGCAGTCTCAGCAAGGAGACAATTAAATTCTTCTTCTTTGCGTAGAGAAAAGTATAATTTAATTAAGGAAATAAACCAAAGCTTTGAATCTGAATCATTCTTCAAATCAAGAGTAAATAATTACAGAGAATTAGGTTCTGTATTTAGATTATTCGAATCGGAATTACAACCAGCTGAGGATGTTAAAAATAGATATCAATTAATAGAACATATTCTTAAAGGAGATGTAGCTAAACATAAATCCTCCTTAATATCAGAAGATTATGGAAGACAGGATAAAGATACGAGATTATTATCTTATAAAATTTTGATAGATAAATTTAATAGTAAATATGATAATCTAAATGAGAGACAGAAAAAATTATTAAGAAAGTTTATTAATAACGTATCGGATACATCAAGTCTAAAAGAACATATTATATCAGAGGTTCCATATATTAAAAGAACCCTTAACCGTAAAATTAAATCGGTAAATGATCCAGTATTAAAAATTAAATTAGCTGAGGTAATGAAGCAAGCTAATAGATTAGGTAGATCAAGAACAATCAAGGACAAGGAAATTGTATCCTTATTAAAATTATATGAATTAATTACAGAACTTAAAAATGTCAAATAATATTAAATCATTTATAAAAAGAATTTCAGAAACTCTTAAGGATATTGATGAGATGAGCGTTACTGGTAATCTCGACGGTGGATCAGGCCCTCCAAAAACACCATATGCATTTTCGGGTGATAATGATGAAGACACTGAGAAGGAAAAAGATAATGCGGAAAGCAGTACAGGATATAAATTGGTTAAAAAGGTTCCTAAAAAAATATTTGTAGGTAAAATGGGTGAATCGATATATAAAAAGACAATGAATGAATTGACCTACAATGCTTATAAGAGTGATCCATCTTCATCTCCTAAGGCAAAGGTTAATACGGCTATAAAAGAAATTAATCGTAAGCTATTTGAAATAGAAAGAATAGTAAAACAAAATAATAAGCTTAAAATTGAAATGGGTGTTAGTAGTGATAATTATTGGAAATCATCCAAAACACGTATTGGTAAAATCGGTGAACGAATATTACGGATAGGAAGACAATTAAAAGAATTAGCGGGATAATAATATGAATAAAAAATTGTTAATAGATACTATCAATTTTGAGGTATCACCTCAGCAACTACAGGAAGCTCAAGAAAATTCTGATGGACGTCTTATAGTACAAGGTGTATTACAAAGAGCTACAGCAAA